TCGATGTCGGTCGAGATTCTCTTTTCCTTAATCATGTCGCAGGCGGTCTTGAACGTTTCTGGAGGAATCTGCGTCGGCTCGGCGTTTTTCCCGAAGAGGCTCCTGATATAGTCGGTGCATGTCTGGAAGACATTGCGCTTTTCTCCTCCTGACAAACCCTTGGACATGCTCTTGGAGTACTGGTTCATTCGGTACGACGACATGCCGTCCGAACTGCGGATGTACTCCTCGATGGTCATCGGCTTCTTGTTCTTCAGCACCACCATCCCGTCGATGAGGTACTTCGGGAGCGTCCTGTCGGCTTTCAGGTACGCGAAAACCTTGAGCCTTGGCTTTGAAGTCACAATGTCGTTTTCATCCACGATGGACGGATGACTTGACCAGCGTTGTTTTGCCATGATACGATTCCTTTTTAAGATTATTTTCCCGTTAGATTTGTTTGGGCATTCAGGTTTTCGAGCTTCTTCACCCGCTCCTGTTGCACTTCTATCGCTTTTTGCCTAATCTTTTCCTTGGCTTCCAGAATTTCCTCGTCGGACGCATCTTCCGAAAGGTGCATAATCACGACATCGTGCTTCGTCGTGCTGTAGTTGTAGTAGAATTTCGGGACGGCATTGACCACCAACGCCCCGTCGGTTATGGTCGCCTCAATGTCCTTCACCTCGTACACGTAGTCGTTCCCCGTGTATTCAAGGAGAATCTCCTTCGCCTTCTTCGCCTTGGTCGTGCCTTCCTCTATGCGGGCGTTCAGCATATCCCTTTCCTTTCTCATCCTGTCCGATTCCTCGACGTTCGCAAAGATGACGAGAAAGATTAAACCCAAGACCAGAATCCCCAACGCCACAGTGAACGCCACCACAATAAAATCCCAGATTTTGCAAAGCATGATTCATTCTCCGTCAATTTCAAACACCACAATCGGGGCACCCGCTCCAGCGGAGGGGATGGCTCCGAGCGTATTGTAGTCAATCCATTCCCTTGCGTCTTCGTCCGAGCAATTGTTGTGGTTCATGTACCACTCCACCATTTTGTTGTACGAGTACACCGCCCTGTTGTCGTTCGACACGCCTATCAGGGCTGAATCGTAGGATTCGTTCTCGAACGTCATGATTTCCGAGCTGTCGTATCCGTTCTCGTCGAGAATCTCCTTCGCGGTCTTCTCGCAGAAATCGGAAGACTTGTTAAGATAATGGAACTGCTTCAGAATCGGGAGCATCCCTTCCGACAAAGCCTTTTCCACGTCTTCGTCGCTCACGGGCTTGTACCCGTTGAGATTGAAGTCGCAGAAAAAAAGGGAGACGAAAGCGGATTCCTTCCCGTCTTCAAGAAATCTCTCAAGGTCAGCCACCTCCTGCTTGTGCAGGTTGACAAGGCGTTGGATGTACTCCTTGCTTCTCTTGATGTAAGCCCTTGCTATTTTTTTCTTGTCCAGTCCCATTCCCGTCAAAACAATCTCATCTGAACGCATCCCCCAAGGCGGTTCACCGTGTACTCGCACTGCCCTTCGGACAGCTCTATCCCGATGTAGCGCATCCCGTTCCTTGTGGCGGACAAGCCTGTTGTGCCAGTCCCGCTGAACGGGTCCAGCACCGTCCATTCGCCCCTCTTGTCCTCTGGGCAGTACAGACCAACCAGCGTGTCCACGAATTCCGTCGAATACGTCGCCTTGTTCAACGCGCACGAGCCGTCGTTGTTCCTCGCCTCGAATATGTTGTAGAACGGGGAGTATAGCTTCTGCCCAGTCTTCGGGAATTCCCCAGTCACCTTCTTGTTGGAGAGGAATGTCATCATCTCGGTCTTTCGGCAGAAGACGATGACTGGCTCCACAATGCGCGTCGCCTTGTTCGGAGACGTGTTGTTCGGCAAAGCCGACTTCTTCTTCCACAGCAGGAGGTCTGCCACGGCGAACGGCGTGTTCTCCACGATGTCCGTCACGGTCTTGAACCAGTCGTAGTTCGTGTACTTCGTGTGCCCGTCGTTGCCAAGCCCGAAATTGTACAGCACGACCCGATTCTCCTTCAAAACCCTGTCCATCGCATTGAAGACCTCGACAGACCATGCGCGGTACTCCTCTGGCGACTTGTTCTCGACGAGCACATCATAACGCATGTTGTACTTGCGCTTCTGGTTGGACTCCTTCGAGAACGTCTCGCTACGGCATGTGCCATAGGGAGGAGACGTAATTACGATGTCAACAGAACCGTCCTTCATCGTCTTCATGATGCCAAGGCAGTCGCCGTTGTACAATGTGAATCCGTTCTTGTCGTAATATGGTTCAGGCATTTTCACCATCTTGCTTTTTCAAATCTTTGAGAGCTTCCTCGGCTTTCCCGATGATGTCGGTCATCATCCTGTGGTTTTCCTCGGCTTTCCTCTGGTATTCCTCAAGCTCCTGCTCGTGCTTCTCCTTGTCCTTGTAGAATCTCTCAAGGGATTTGTCCACAATCGGTTTGAGTTCGTTCCCGTAAGCCACGCTCCCGACAGGCAATATGTCCGCAGGGAACAGATTGCACTGGTATCTCCCAGTGATTTTATCGTGGGTTACAATCATGGTAAATACAAGTTCTTCGCTCATTGTTATTGCTCCTTTGAATTACATCTTTTCAACTACTTGCATCCCAAGTGCCTCCATCCCGCGTTTCATCGTGTCAGCGAACTCACTGACCAGCACCTTTCTTGGTTCCATGCAGGTGGAATCCTCTTTCGCCAGAATCGGGCATGCGTGGTAGAACGTCGAGAAGTCCTTTGCGAGGTCGAGCAGGTATCTTGAAAGCACGGAGCAGTCAAGAGTCCTTGCCGACTTCTGGACTGCCTCGCCGAACATCGCGATTCGCAGGGCGAGCCTCACGTCATGCTCGTTCTCCAGAGTGTAATAGCATGTGCGAAGCCATTCGCCATACAAAGGGTTCTTCTTCCCGTCCTCTTCCTGACGTTCTTCGACTTTCCTGACAATCGACACGGCGCGGACATAAGAATAAAGAAGATAAGCCCCAGTGTCGCCTTCGAACTTGATGGCTTCCTTCGGGTCGAACGTGACCGTCGTCTTCGGGTTCGACTTGAGCATCATGAACTTCAGGGAGTCGAGGGCGACCACCTTGGACTCGTCGCCTTCCGTCTGCTCGGCAGCAAGCGACTCCATCCTGTCAAGGATGTCGTCAGCGTCCACCACCGTACCCTCGCGGGACTTCATGCGCCCGTCGGGGAGGTTCACCATCCCGTAGGACAGATGATGCAAGCCGTCAGCCCAGTCGTATCCGAGCTTTTTCATAATCTCGAACAGCGACTTGAAATGAAGCTCCTGCTCGTCGCCGACCACCCAAATCTGCATGTCGGGATGATAGTCGTCGTGTTTCAGGACGGTCGTCCCGATGTCCTGCGTCGTATAGACGGACGTGCCGTCCTTGCGCAACAGGACTTTCTCCTGACCGCTCGCCAAGTCCACGACCACGGCTCCGTCGTCGCGTTTCCTGAACACCCCGTCCTTCAAGCCCTGCTCGACAATCTCCTTGCCGATTTCATAGGTGTCGCTCTCCATGTAGGTGTCGTCGAACGACACGCCGTAGCGGTTGTACGTCTCGGCGAACCCGTCCATCACCCAGTCGTTCATTTCCGACCAGAGCTTGACGGTCTCCTCGTCGCCGTCCTCCCACTTGCGCAACGTCTCACGCGCCTCGCGACCGATTTCCGTCAGGTCGAACTGCTCGTCCTCTCGCAAGCCCTTCGCTTCAGGAGGGAGTTGCCTCTTGAACTCGTTCTCGAACATCACGTAGAAATCGCCAACAAAATGGTCTCCCTTCTTGCCGACATCATCAGGGGTCTTGCCTTCGCCCCAACGTTTGTAGGCGACCATCGACTTGCAGATGTGGATGCCACGGTCGTTGACGAGATTGACTTTCGTCACTTCCTGACCCGCGAGCGCGAGAATACGCGCCGTAGCGTCGCCGATGCAGTTGTTGCGGACATGCCCCAAATGCATCGGCTTGTTCGTGTTCGGTGAAGAGAACTCAATCAGGAACGACTTGTGCTCTGGCAATTCCTCGTCCACGTATCTCACGTCGGTGTAGTCGTGTTCGATGGTGTCGTACAGAATCTCATTCGGATTCAGGACAATGTTGACGTACCCGCCGACGACTTCCTGGCTCAAGGTCAGGTCAGTCGGCTCGTCCTCGTCCAGTTCCACATAGCAGTCCTTGCACCATTCGCAGATTTTCTTGGCAAGCTCAATCGGATTCTCGCCAAGCTCCTTCGCGAGCTTGTAGCAGTTGACCGTGACATCGCCCTTCTGACCATCTGGGCACAGTTCAAGATGCACCAGCTTGTCGGCATAGTCGTCCTTGCCGTAGGCTTCGCAGACCTTCTTGTTGAGTTGTACTTCTAGGCTTATGTTCATTTTCCTGATAAGGCTTTATCCATGAGACCGAATCTCATGGTTTATCCATGACGGTTTGCTTTTCGAGAAGTTTGTTGATTTCATTGACGACGTACAAACGATGCCGTCTTTCCGCTTTCAAATCGACACGGATTTTGTCGGTGTCCACCATGTCGGCAAAGGATTTCTCCTCAAGGAAGAACATTATCGGAAGAATGACGCTGTAGTGGTTGTCAAGGCATTTCTCAATCGCCTCGTCCTCAGTCCATCCGTCTGCGACAAGCCCCTTCCAACTGCCTTCGTAGTGCTTCGTGTAGAATTCGCGGTTCGTCAGACTGGTATCGCCGTGCATCGCGTTGTAGTACGTGTCCCTGTCGGCGGTTTCTGGCTTGTCCTTTCGCATGCACTCCGTCATCTTCTCAAGAGACGAATCCGTGACATGGTACATGGAGTACCCGTACTTGAATTCCATCCAGCCTTCGCAGTCGGCATAGACATCATCCCAGAATTCGAGTTCATAGCAACTGCTCGGAATCCCGTCCTTGCGCTCCTTGATTTTCTCAAGATGCTCTTCTTCGGATTCGAATGTTTCGACACGCTCCTCCTCGTCCATCACCGTGTAATCGGTGTTGACATAGATTTCGTCTGGATTGAGGAACTGCTTGGTCTTGTTCTCCGTACTGGCTTTGACCGCAATCCTGTTCACCGTTTCCCCTTCCCGTATTGGAAGACCAGTGAGCAGGTCGCAATGCTCCCCTTTGTACTCGGAGCAGTATTTTATCTGCATCATTTTCCCAAGGTCGAGCAGATTCGCCTTTTTCCCACGCGAGAACGCCTTCAAGCCTTCGTTCTTGTAGTATTCGTACATGTCAGGCAAATCGTCTTGCATGCGCACGTGGTTGCAACCGATTCTTTCCCTGATTCCGTTGAGAATCATGACATTGTAATCTTTCGCCTTCTCAAGGTCGATGCTCAACGGGAGGTCTGCCCTCAGAACCATGTTGCGATTGTCGAAATACTCGCATATCGGAAGGACGATTTCAATATGCGTCATGAGGGCGCGTTCCTCCGCGTCCTTTCTGGAGAACCCAGACTTGACAAGACCATTAACGGTCTTGCCATATCTTTTCAGGACAAACGGTCTCTCCTGACCTTCATGGTAGATTTTATCGTAGAAGAATCCAGGGTCGAACGACTCTGGCTTCGAGAGGCGGGATTCGTTGCGAATCATTTTGAGCGTGTCGGTCGTCATGCAGAGGGAGACGTACTTTTCATCGAGACCGAGCAACCCCATTCGCTTGCCGTTGACTTCTCCAGCGTCCTTGAACTTGAAACAGAATTCTGGAATGTACTTGGTTAGAGGCTCAATCACGTCCAAGGCTTCTTCCTTGTTCGGTGCGCATTCGTTTTCAACAGCCGTCCCTTCGATGAAATACGCCTCCATGTTCTCGGAATAGCATCCGATGTCGATGCGCTTCTTCCAGTCGTTGAACGAATTCTTCGACAGGACGAGCATGATTCTGCCCGTCCATTCTGGAATCGGAAGCCCAGTGATGCAATCGACACATACACCTTTGATTGTCGCGCCCTTGTTCATTTCTCTTTTCCTTTCTTCTATTTCTTGATGATGACTTCATCCACGACACCATATGCCACCGCGTCTTCGTCCGAGAGCCAACGGTCGCGTTCCGTGTCTTCCCTGAGCTGGTCAATCGTCTTCCCGCAGTTCTTGGCGAGGATGCCGAGCAGGATGTCGTTGACGGCTTCGGTCTCCTTCTGGGAAATCCTCATGTCCTGCACGTTGCCAGAGCTTCCAGAGCTTGCCTGATGGAGCATGACGCGGGTGTTGGGCAGGATGTAGCGGTGCCCTTTCTCCCCCGCAGACGTGATGACGCTCCCCATCGAGGCGATGAGTCCGTGAGCTGTCACATGGACTGGGTTGGAGACGAGGTTCATGGTGGAGATGATGGAAAGACCAGCGTAGCAGTCCCCGCCTGGAGACGCTATGTACATGTTGATTGGCGCGGTCGGGTCTTCCGCTTGCAGGAAAAGCAGTTCCGCCACGATGACGGAAGCCATGTGCGGTTCGATTTCGCCGTCAATCATGATGATTCGGTCTTTCAGCAACCGAGAGTAAATGTCCTGATGGAGCGTGTTGCCGTCCGAGTCGCGTGTGACGACCACTGGGATTCCGATGTTCCTGACTTCCTTCACTTCCTTGATTTCCCTGCTGACTGTGTTCATGGATTCTCCTTTGACTATATGATTTGATTTCAGAATTCGTCCACGTCCGCGAGGACGATGGCTTGCGAGACAAGCTCGTAGATGCCCTCGCCACTGATGGAGCTTTCGCGGTCGTCTTTCGCGGCCGTGATGCGCCAAATCAGCTTGACCTCGTACTCGTTGAGGCTGATGTGGCGTACCACGATTTGCATCGAGCTTATCCTTCCGAGCAACTTCTCGCCAAACTGCGCCTTGATGAATTCTATCTGCTTCTCGTCGCAGAACCCTTTTATATTTTGAAGGTCCTTGCTCCAAGTGCCATCCTGCATGACATAGCTCATGTACTTGCCCTTTTCGTATGACCTGAAGTTGTTCTCCTTCAGGTATCTCGTTTCGAGTTGGTTCATGTCCGTTCTCCTTTGTCTGATACAAAATCCTTTTCCTATAATATGAAGCATGCTCGCGAAAAGTCAAGTCAGCCGACATGGTTTATCGGAAAAGAGACATCAGTCGGTTGTCAGATGCTCTAGGAAATGGTATAGTGAAAACACGTCGTCGATATACGCATGGGCATGCCAGAACGCGAATATCTCCTTTGGCTCGACACCAATATCTTCCCTGATTAGGCTTTTCGTCTCGTCGTCGCATCCGTCCAATCCCATCTTGCAGAATACCGCGTATGGCAACATCATCCCGACATTGGAGTAGTCCTTCCGCCATAGTCTGTCGCCTTTCCGATGGTTCACCGCCTGCGGATAGAACCGAAAGCGTTTTTCTGCAAGCATTGGGGTGCTGTCGTACCAATACAGGTCAATCCCGTCGAAAGAAGGAAGCTCATATATGCGGCGGTATGTCATGTGCATCATACTGTCAAAATAAGCATTGGCATAACTTTCCTCGAATAATTCCTGAAGCCAGTTTGGTTTCCTGAGCATGGACTTGTTGATTGCAAACGCAAGTTCATGCTGGATGTCATCCAGCTTGAGAATTATCCCGTCTTTTCTGCTCCGCTGGAATATCCGCCTGTAGATATTGAAGCCGAACGAATCAATGTCTCCTTTCATCATTGAGACAATGGCATCCACCGCGTCTTGAGACATTATGGATGATTTATTTATTATCTCTTCCCTGAAAGGAATGCCCTTGTCTATGACGGTCTTGAGTTGCTCGTAGAAATCCAGATTGGATTTCATGGGGCTTTCATTACTGGGCGAGGGCTTGTCGAAATAATGGTCAAGCTCGAACAGATGGAATGCGTTGCCAAACTCCTCGACGCGCATGTAGTCCACAACGTCGTCGCCGTATTCCTCAAGAATCCTGTCCCATTCCTTCTGGATTTCCTCTTTGACCTCGTCCTTGAATCCTATCAGGCTTTTAAAGTCTGCATTCTTTCCCTCTGAGCGGGTTGAAAAGGAGTTCCCCTGTCGAAATGTATGTCGCGCTTCCTGTCTTTCCATATACAAGCTCCATGAATTCCTTCAAATTCACAAAGGCATTGATTTCGCCTATTGTGCAACGCATGCCTTTTTCCAGCGCGTCCTTCGTCTCTTCCGATGCCTTGTCAATTTTGCTGAAAGTGAACAAGGAACCCGCAGAGACGTAACCGACGTTGGTGTAGCTGGCTCTCTTCGGCTTCCCTTTTGTACGGAAGTTGATGGCTTGTGGCGGGAAAATCACGTCTATAATATTGCCGTCTGGCATTTTGACAGGCGTGTAGATTGAGTTGTTTTTAATCCTGTTGTAAGCCATATTCGACATGGAGCAAAGAAATCCATTGCTGTACGCTTCTTCGAAATACTCCTGCAACCAGTTCTTGTGCCCCTTCATGAGGGCTTTGTTCGACATGACGCAAAGTTCCCTGAACATCCATTCGATTGCATTGTTGTATAGCAACACCCAGTCCTTCGGGAAGACCTTCATGAAAATCTCAAGGGCGAAAATCCTCTTTCCGCCCTTGTAGCGTTCCCTTGCGTCATGATGCGACATGCCGTCGAATATCACGGATTCCCACTGGTCGTTGAGACCGTCGTCGCAATGGTCGATTGCGTTGCACTTCGTGTTGTTGACGAATTCATCCACGCCGTACAGCCCCATCGTCCTGCCGATTTCCTCGCTTGCGACGACATACTCTGTGATGTCGTCCTTCTCAAGCTCAGCCATGACCAACAGCCACCGCCTTGAAATGTCGTCGCCAACGGTCTCGCGGGCATGCCTCATCCTGTCCCGTAAACAAAGTTGCCTCATGCTTCCCTGCTCTTGCATTCGACGAATGTCTTCACTTCCTGCTCGGATGTCTTCCCCTCTTCGAGAATCTCAATCATGCGGAGACCGAATCCGAGGAATTCGCTGTACTCCTGCGGGGTGACACCGTACTCCTTGCACATAGCCTCGAATGACGTGTATGCATACCCGCCGTTAAGCTCGTTCTCAATCATGTCAACGATGTTCTGCGCCTTCTTGTAAGTAATCATCGCATTCTCCTTTTAGAGTGTTTTTGTTTTTAATATACTCCCTGTTTCGGAAAATGCAAGCCAAGTGGCATCATTTCAGCGCAAAAACATGGAAATGCACCACATCCTTGAAGTAGAAACATGTCCAGTTGACCATCAAAGCCGTCCTTCGGACATCATCATAAGGGGCGTTGAACCCTTCCGCGACGGCGTTCTGCAACTCGGACGACGAATTCTTCACGAACAAAGCGGACGGCGAATGCAGGGAAACGCGATTTTTCACGCCTTTTTCCAGTGAGAACAAACGCGGTCGCATGAAGCTTTCCTCCATGATTTCCTGCTCCCAGTTGGGATGGTTGGTTGCTATCACTTCTGAAACCTTGGCGTGCATGTCGTGGTCAAGCGAGGAGAAGATTTCCGCTTTCTCTCTGGCAAAAGGATGCGAAAGGACATTCCTGAACGCATCCACCATCATGCCCGTCAAAATCCGTTTCTTTGCTGAAACATCGTCCTTCGGGAAGAAATTCTTGAACTTGATGTAGCCGTGGTTTCTTATGAACATGTCCAAGTCGTCGATTCCAAGATTCATGGCGACTTCCTGCAAGTACATCTGGGTCACGACATCCTGCTCGTCGTACTTGGACAGGAAATCGTCCCAACGGCTCAGAATCTCGTCTTTCGCATTATCGAGTTGCTTGTTGCAATGATGGTAGAACTCGGTCGGGGGCAGTTCAGAATTTGTCTTTCCAATCTCTTCCATATTTCTGCTCCATGTACTCAAGATACGGTTTCAGCTCCTTCGCGCCCCATACCTCGATTGGATAGGGGAACCAGTCGAGCTTACGCCTCGCCTTCCTGTCCATGATTCCCTTGACCTCGACATAGTGACCGTTCTCAAGGATGAAGTCGGGCTGGTAGTACTCCGTCCGCTTGCGCCACTTGTACGCGAACCTGCGGGTGTTCCTCGTCAGCTCGATGTTGTGGTCGTGGAAAAACACGATAATGGCAAGCTCCCATGACGAATCGTACCATTTCCCGTTCCACCATCCTCTTTTGATGTCATGGTAGTTCCTCGCGCTCGGCATTTTTCCTCTCCTCGTATTTCTCCATCCTTTCCTTAATCAGCTCCCTTCGCTTGCCTTCCCGCTCATGCCACTCCGACAGCTTCCTCTCGTGGTTCAGGTCGTACATGGTATGCTCGGCGAGGTACGGGCACAGGCTTTCGCAGTTGGGTTTCATGCGGATTTTCCACATGAAGTCCTCCGCATTCCCGCATTCGAACCTGTAGATGTTGTCGCCAGTCTTGTACCATCCGTCTGGGAGTGGCTTGAGCAGGGCGGATGCATCGTCTATCCTGATGCATCCGCACCCGTCGTGCAAGGGATGGTTGCCACCGTCGCTCATGAACAGATACCAGCTATCGTCCTTCGCGACATGGATTATCTCCTCTGGGTGGAACGCCTTTCCGCAGTGATACCTGCAAAAATTGATGTTCATGGGCGCATCCCCTCAGATGTCTCCACCCTTCTTCTCGTTCTTCTTGAGGGTTTTCATGATTTCGTCGAAGTCGTCTCCTTCCTCTTCCTTGCTTTCGGCAACAGGCTCGTCCTTCCTCGCGAACTTGTCCTCATCGCAGAGACCTTCGACACCGCCGAGTTCGTCCGCGAGGTCATCGACGAACTTCTGGTTCGTCTCATGCTGTTCTTCCGTGAATTCGGACAGCGGGTCAGCCTTCATGTAGTATTCCTTCTTCATCGGCTGAAGCTCGACCGCCTCGGCTTTCGGGTTCTTTTTGTCCGTGTAATCAATCTTGAGGGACATGTAGTTCCTCTTCACGATGGTGATGTCATCGACGATGCAGGGGAACTGGGCGGACAGGTCGAACCCCTCGAACCGCTCCGTTCCGTCCTTCATCGCGAAATGGCGGTAGCCCGAAGTGGTCGTCGGGAAGCCGTCGCCTTCGACCATCTCGATGGTTTTCAGGAATTTCTCCCAGTCGTGGGTACGACCGCCGTGGTTAATCATCATGAGGAGATGGGCGTACTCCAACGCCTCCTCGTAGGTCTTGAAGACGTTGTGATAGGAAGAACTGCCATGCGGGGTGACGGTGCTTTCCGCGCCGTGGCGACCGTTGCGGACAGCCCAGAGGTTCATCGTGACGGAGTAGAAGACGTTCTTGGTCTTGATTTCCTTCTTTATCTTGTCTTCTTCCTTCTGCTCTTCCTGCCGTTGCTTCCGAGCCTCTTCCTGTTTCATCAAGCCGATGCACACGCCGACCTGACGCTTGGCTTCGGCGAGGTCTTCGGGCGAATTCGTCCATTCGTCATCGTCGTAGTCTTCATCGTCCTCATTATATTCGTTTCCGAGAATGCGTTTCTTGACATCTTCCAACGTAATCTCGTTCCCGTCCTTGTCAACGGGGATGACTTCGCCTCTCTTTATCTTGTCAATCGTCTTGAGTGCCTCTTCGCCCCACTTGCGGATTTCAGGCGTGACGGTGACTGCCCCGCCCATGCCGTTGTTGGCGAGTTCCTTGATTTTATCGGTGTACTTCTGCGCGAAGTCCTCGATGTCAAGCTTGATGATGGTGTGGTCTTCTCCATCGTCCTTGTCATCATCGTCGTCGAGGTCTGTGGTGGGTTCCTCGTCGTCGTCATCATCGTCATCCTCATCGTCGTCACCGTCTTCACCTTCTTCGTCCTTGAACCTGTCCATCTGGTTCACAAGCTCTTCCTTGCTGTATATGGCGACCGTGCCTTCGCTTTCACCACAGCCACCGCAGAGGGCGATGAAGTCCTGCGAGTCCCCTTCCTGCTGTCTTTCCCATCCTCCAGTAAGGAGACCAATGAAAATGTCCTTCGAGTTGCGTGGAGGTTCGGAATCCGTGTTCCATTTCTCCGTGTCGTCATCGTCAAGACGTTCGAGGATTTTCCTGATGCCGTTCTTGTCCAAGACATACGCGGTCGAGCACCAGTTGCCATTCACGGCGTACCAGTTGAACTTGTCGGCAAGCTCCTGTAGCTCGTCGTATTCACTTTCGGTCATGTCACGCGGGACGATTGGCACATTCCACCCCTTGACCTTGACTGGGATGCTCTTCGGGTCTTTCCACCCGAAATCGGTGCTCTGACCACGGTGCCTGTCGATGAACACCATGACGGAACCTTTGTCGAACGAGCCGTTTTCGTCCGTCTTGATTTCATCGAGAAGCGACTCCATGTCGGGACGCTGAATGACGAACAGCCCCTTCTTCTTTCCGTCGCGGATGAAACCGATTTCGTCGGCGCACCCTTCGGGCGACTCGGAATTAGGCTCAAGGTATTTTTCGTTTTCGACAAGCTGGCACCATCCGTCGAGACGGCAGTCGAATTCCCCCTTGAGGAAGGATTCGGTCAGCTCATGGACTTTGCCGAACGAAAGACCATGCACCCATTCCTCGAAGTTGTGGCAGATGGAGAGTTCGGGGTCGAGGCATTCGACACCTTCCCAGTCCTTCTTCTGGAAGTTGGCGCGGACGTACTTGACAAGCGCATTGTACTTATCGACAATCTCGCTGTACGGCATGGTGACTTTGAAAACCTTTCCTTCCAAGGCGGACTTGCGCTCGAACGCCTTGAACGCGGAAGAATTTGAGGAAGCCACTGGCTTCGCGAGTTGATTCGCGGACGGGACGGGTTTCGTCTGCTTGACGGGCTTCTCCGTCTTGTCGGCTTTGCACGGGCGACCCTTCCCGCCATCGACTTTGTGGGGGTCGCGCTTGTGCTTGAGGTTCCATTCGAGAGTCTGTGGCTGGAACTGTGGATTGTAGTCCTTCAAGCCCTTGGCGTGTTCGCCTTCCTTGCGGTTCTGGAAATAGTCCGCGATGTCGGCGAGTTCGAGTTCGGGGTTGCACTTCATGTCGTCCGTGTCTTCCTTGTCGTATCTCCGTTCCTTGGTATCGCCACAACGGTCGTACACGTCGCCTTCCGCATCGAAAGCGCACATGTAGCGGACATCATACACGTTGCCCTTCTCAGGGGCATACAGCTTCAATACGCCGTCCTCGGCGTAGATGATGATGTTGAACGTCTCGTTGCAGTCAAGATGCCCTTCGTAGGCATAGAAGACCTCGCCCGTCGGAAGCTGGTGGAAGCCAGACAATCCTTCATGGAAACTCTCTATGTAGGACTCGTCCCAGTATTCGGAATAGATATTCAGACCAATTTGTTCATAATGCGTCTTCCCTTCCCAAGTGACGATTCGTTCCTTAATGATGTTGACAAGCTCTTCCAGCGCACTGTCGGAATTGCTAGATTGGCATTCCATGAATCCGTAACGAAGGTCGGCGGGGAGTTCGTCGAAAGTCTTGTAAGGTTCAAGCAACTCGTATATCGCGTCGCTATTGCAGTAGTTGTCAGCCCCGTTGTCTTTCAGGGCGTTGAACATGAGCCTGTATAATTCGTCTTTGCTCTTGCAAATGTTTCTCATTAAAAACTCCTTGTGCTTTACTTATTTTAAAAGATATTTCCTGTCGATTTCCCACCACGGGTTCTCGTCCGCGATTCCATCGGCATGCTGACCGTCCTGACGGTTGCGAAAGAAATCTTCGACATCCGCAAGCTCGGTCTTTGCGTCGTATGGATATTCCTGCAACGCATCAATATTGTACTCATCGTTCTCGCCATGCTCGTCATGGCATGAGAACGCGCACATTTCCTTGACATTGAAGGCGTTCCCCTTTTCTGGAGCGTACCATTTCAGTTCACCATCCTCAAGATAAAGGATTGCGTTGACCATGACGTATTCCTCGTCTCCGCCATGTAAAAAACCGAAGAAGACCTCTCCAGTCGGAAGCTCGTGGATTCCGATGAGACCGTCGGAATTGCCGTACTCTTTTTCAGCGTCGTAGTCGCCCGTCTCGTCGCAACACACGGATACGTTCTCCCAAGACGGCTCCCAAGACGAATCATGGAAAAGCTCGAAGACCAGAGCATCAATGCATTTCTCCGCCTCTTTCTTCGACAAAGCACCGTTGATGTCGAACGGCATCTTGGGCTTCCAGAATTTTATGCTTTCCTTCCAATTCAAGTGCCTCGCCTCATCGTTCCACTTACGGTACAGCGCGGGGTCTTTGTACATCACGCTGTCGCTGGCAATTTTCTCATAGAACGATGCCTCCTGATAACCGTCGTCATCCTTCATGACGGTCTCGAAGACCTTTTTGAAAAGTTCCTTGTAGTCTTTACTGATGTTTCTCATATGTGCATTCCACTTTTAGCCACATACTATTTCATATTCTTTTTTGAAACTTGCCTTGGACAACACCTGAAACGTGTTGTCCTTGTAACGAATCACATAATCGTTTTTGCGAATGTCGTTAAAAAAGCAACAGGAGTGGGGATAACAATTACCGACAAACAACTGAAACCCCTGTTCCCATTCTTTTTTGGTGGTTGAAAAATGTTTGCCACAAAGTGTTTTTAATTCATCGTAGTTGGCTCCGTCGAATTGAACAAAATCAACCGTCTCCACCAATCCCGTGTTTTTGTCTGTTATGGTTGCTTTTCCCGCCATGTTGTTTTCTCCATTAATAAAGCAAATACATGTATATTCTTCATCCCTTATAGAATATCCATGTAACTGTCATCAGCATGCTGGTTTTCAGACCTGTTTTCAAAGTAGTCGGCAATGTCCTTCAACTCCTCGTCCATGTCGATTTCTGGGATTTCCGCCTCGTACTTTTCCTCCCAATCGCTCTTTTGGATTTTGTCCTGATAATCGGGTTCCTCACCATAAGCGCACATGTGCTCACGGCAGTACTGGTTCCCCTTTTCGGGGGCGTAAATCTTGGCTTTTCCATCCTCGACGTAGATGATGACGTTGACTATACTTAAAACCGCACAGATGGAAAACGCGAAGAACAATTCGCCAGAATCAAGGGAGTTCAGCCCGTCGAGATAGCCCTCTTCCGCGTCCTCGCCACCGCAAATCTCCTCGTTGTCGGCTTTGATGTTCAAGCCCGACAAGCCCTCATATCTCGACAGAATGCAGTTGATATAAATCTCGCTTATCTTCGCGCAGTCTTCGTCGGTCGGCTCTTCTGGGCTGTTTAAGCACTTCTGTCGCAACGCATCAAGGTCTTTCTTGCTGTCCTGCACACGTTGCAACTCCCACTTGTCGTAATGCGGGACTTCTGGGAACATGATGCTGTTATAGCATCCGACGACATAATCCTTGCGCGTCTTCGCAATGTTTCTCATGGCATGACTCCTTTGTGCTTGCTTTTGCATGAATCACCACAATTTGCCGTTGGCATGCTCGAATTCCTTACGGTTTTCAAAGTAGTCTGCGATGTCCTTCAATTCCTCTCCTTGGTCGCACATCTTTCCTTCATACTTGTCGTTGTCATTGTGGTTCCCGTAGGCGGACATGTACCTTGTGTTGAAGACATTGCCCTTTTCAGGAATATAGACTTTCGGGGAATTGCCCTCGACATACAGGATGGCGTTGACAGGCTCCTCCCAGTCGCCACCGCAATGGAACGCGAAGAACAGCGCACCGCTGTCGAGAGAATGAAGACCCATCAGACCCTTTCGGGTGTAGTAGATGTAGTCTTCCTCGTCGTCGCAATCCTTGTCCCAGTCGCGGCGGTCGTCCACATTCTCAAAGCTGACTTCCACATTCAGTCTTTCTGAATCACAGACGGCGCAAACAATGTCATGGAGATAACACGACAGGGTTTCTTCCCAGTTCTTCTTTCGGATGCCACCCTTGAATTCCTCTTTGAAATCAAATTCCGTGTCCTCTTCTCTCCACTTCTTGAAAATCGTTTTGAAGAACTTGTCTTCCTTCGTGCAGATGTTGCGTTCCATACAAGACTCCTTTGCCATATATCCAGAAACAAATTTTATTTCGCGTTGTTGAGCTTCTCCTCAAGCTCTTTCACCCTTGCAAGTGCCTCGACACGCTCGCTCTCGGTCTTCCTGTAAAGCTCCTTGAGGTCATTGTACTCAGCCTGTCTCTCCTGCTCGATTCGCTCCCTTTCCGCTGTTCTGATTTTTTCCACCCTGCTGAAAAGAAAGCCAGAAGGAATGACAAGAAGGAAGACGGCGACGATGACGAACACGAGCTTCGCGTCGAGTTCCTTGTTGAAGAACCGTTCACACCATGTCTCACCGAGTTCCTTGTTGGAGACAGTCGTGAAAACTTCAATGATGTACTGACCAATCATGATGCCCGCTGTCAAACCGAGGACATTCGCCACAAAATGCATGAATCCGACCATTTCAATTGCTCCTTTAAATTAAGATTGTTTCCTTGACTTCCCTCTGGTCATCCGTCTTGTCTTCCAGTTGCTCTTGGAAGAGGTATCTCTTCTCATGCTCGCGCCGAGCCTTTATCTGAATCATCAGTTCTTCGTGCCTTCTCGCATCCCTGTCCATGTCGTACCCGACAAAGAAATTGTGACCGCATTCAAGCGTGACGCAGTACACGAGGAGTGCGGAGAGATAGAAGAAGATTCCGTTCAGGTACTTCTTCGCCCCGATGAAGACCGCTCCTATGGCGAACATCGTAAACGCCACCAATCCGCTGAGAATCGCGAAAAAAAGCCATGCCATCGTATTCATTTTTCCCTTTTTTCTTGTGTTTGCGTAAAAATCTTTACCATTAATATACCACGTCTTTTCAGGATTGCAAGTTTTTTCGACAAAAAAAACGGCGGACATGGCAAAAAACCAGTCCGCCGTCGGCAAATGGATGAATTTTAACTAGAGGTACACCAGCTTGAGCGTCCTTTCAATGTAGTCCGCCTTGTTCTCCACGGCTGGCATGGTCTCCGCCTTGATTCCCCAGTCCTCAACCAAGCCCCTTATCAACATGTCGATTTTCCACTGGAAGTACGTGTTGACCGTCCTGACACCGTTGGCTTCCAGCCAGCCTCCCTTGTAAGGGAAGTAGAACAGGTGGGTGTACTGCTTCATGTTCTCCCTGCACACGCGCTCAAGCGTCGAGATTTCGTCCTCGCCGTACTTGTCCACGGAGAGCAACGCATAGGCGAAGCATTCGAGCGTGGTTCGGTCGGTGACGAAGCCATCCGTCCGCAAAAGCTGTTCCTGACGCATCTTCTTGTCCACGATGCTGTATTCGATGTCCTTGCTGGAGAGGAATTTCTCCACGCACTCGCAATTGTCGTAGTCGTATCCGAGTTCCTTCAGCAACGGTCTCGTGATGTCTTTCGAGCGGAGGAAGGCAACCCCCATCTTCCTCGCGACTTCCGTCGCCACACCGCTTTTCCCAAGCCCCGCGCTTCCAATCAGTCCAATTCTGTAACACATAGCGATTTCTCCTTTATGGAATTAATATGGCATGAAAAAGCTTTTTTCACTCCTGCGTCCTCATGAAATGAACGCCCCAGTGGTCGGAATCCCTGAAAATGTAGATGCTGTTCTTCTGGAGCTGTTCGAACAACGGAGTTACGACGCTATCGACCAAGTTTCCGAATTCCTCGTCCCTGTCTTTCCCCTTGCCCCATCTGGACTTGTATTCCGACACGAACGCATCGTACTCCCCGTGAAGACCCCTTGAGTCCACATACGCCAGAACCGCGCTCTTCGAATTCGCCCCGATTCTCTCGTCGCCAGTCAGCTCGGCTACGAAATTCCTGTAGTCCTCGCCACATTCTCCAGCGAACGCCTGCGTCGCCTGCTCCCCGACATCCTGCCTGCCGTCGATGAACTGCCGTACAATCCCGTCCAGCGAAAGCTCTCCCTCCGAGAAAAACACGGATGTCAAAAATTCGGAGGTCATCCGCTCCCCTATCCCACGGACGACCTCCCATTTCACAATCGCATCAGCCATTACTTGCAGTGCTCTTCCTTCAGCATTTCAAGGTCATACCTGTGCTCCTCCTCGTCGGCGAGAATGCTTCTGCACAGCCTCATCGTCACTTCATCAATGCCTTTGCAGTAGTCAATCAGCTTGTTGTAATAGGCGATTGCGTCCTCTTCAGCCTTGATGGTGATGGACAGCTCCTCGCAAACAGAATCGCTGTTCACTTCCGTCCAAGGATTGCCGAGCACCTGCCATTCGTTCGGATTGAATATCGGCTTGCCACCGAGCTGTTTGATGCGCTCCATGATTTTGTCGGCGTGGTCTTTTTCCTCTTTTTCATGCTGGGCGAATTCCTCGATTGCGTCATGACGGCCTTCGCCACGGGCGAGATTCTTGCAAACCCAGTATTGATAGGAAGCCAAAAGCTCGTCAGCCAACGCCTTGATGAGCATCTTCACCACGCCTTCCTCGTTCTTGTCGGTCTTCGTCTGGTTCTCGTTGACGATGCCTTCCAACGCCTCGATGTACTTGTCGATTTCACCAGCGGTAATTTCCTTTGCCATGATTGCGCCTCCGTATTCTGGTTAGATGATTCTGAAAAGGTTGGAACAGCGTTTCGTGATTTTGTAAACATTGCCGTCCTTGTCGGCGTAAACGCACCCGTTCACACCGTTGATGCCGTGGGAAGTCGCTATCAGCTCCCATTTGTCTGGAAGGTCCTTCTCGTCAACGTCCGTGACATCCTTCGCGCCGTACCAAGTCCTGATGTCCTTCTGGCTCACGTCCCTCGTGTCGGTTCCGATTCCAGCCATGAGGTTCTTCGCCATCCTGACCAGCTCTTTCGCAATCTTCAGTCTTTCTTCCATCTTATTTTCTCCTTGTTTGTGCAGATACAAAAAAATCCCGTACAACTGATATTATACGGGATTATAAGAAGAAAATGATTCAGGAAGGATTCCGTCAGTCCGATTCCACGTATTTGGCATACGTGTCGTCGTTCACATTGCCTGCCAGCGTGTTGAACAACGCGCACACGGACTTCTCCTGCTCCTCGCGCACCAGACCAGACACCACGGCCACATCCCCGTTTAAGGTTATCGGCAGGTCGAGCGTGCCGTCGGCACTCCATCTCGCCACTCCGTCTGGCGTGAGCTTCCCCTTCCCCTCGAACATGCAACTCCATGTCCGTTGCTCGTCCACGACCTCGGCGACATACTCGGTGTCGATGAAATCGCGGATTGCCATTGTCTTCGACGAGACGATTGACTTCGCTATGCGTTCCAGTTTGTTCATTCCAAGCCCTCTTCCGTAATCATTGCGCTCGACAAATACATGGCGAATAAACAAAAAGTCACTGCGACAAAAAAAGGAAAGCGCAGTGACTTCAAGGCTCCATTCAATGAGCCTGTTGTTCAGTTCTTCATCAGCGACCTGTGCATTGAAACAATGTCGGTCGCTTCACTGACCTTCATTTTTCTTTGATTCATTTTCTCGACATCATCTTCAGTAATCGAGGTGGAAATCTTGATAAGACCAGCCGTGACCAAATCCTTCATGGACGACAGCGCGAAGCCCTTCGCCTTCCAAGCCTCGAAGTACATCGCGGTGCTGTCGCGCCTTGCGCGGAGTTCATCGAGCTTCTTGTTCCATTCCTCAAGCTCCTTTTCGTGCTTCGTATTCATCAAGGACAAAATATTGTTCTGATTGTCCTTCTGACCAATCTTCCTGATGGTGGAACTGCATGTATCGTAAAGCTCTGCATAACGCGCTTTATAATGGCGTTCCAGTTCATTGTACTCGGCTTCGCATTTCTTCGCCAGAGTGCCGTAGTACGCGATTCCCGCTGCCTGAACCCTGAGCTGTTCGAGGAAATTCTCCTCGGTCACTTGCAATGCGTCGTAGTCGGGCGTGTCGAACCTGAACGCATCGAATTCTATCTCATGCCCTTTCTCGAAAGCATCGTCAAACTTTCCCATCTCCCGAAACCTCCACCAACTTCTTCATCTTGTTCAGAAGGCTGGCCTCCTTCCTGTAAGCCGTGACCTTCTCGCCTATCGCCTTGCAAAGCCTCTCCTTGCAGTCGTTGTAATCCTTCGCGGACTGGACACCGAAGACCACCTTCCCGTCCTTCGTGACCTCGCCCTTGTAAATCGTGCCGTGCGGGAACTGGTATCCCTCCTTTATCGTGACCTTGACCCCGTTCTCGTCGCGTTCAAAGTAGTTTTCCATCTTCCTCCGTCTCCACCTTCTTCAGCCTCATCTCGCGTTCCCCGTATATCTTCTCCACGCTGTAGTCTGGGTGATGGATGCTCGTCATCACAGTCCATGACATGTCGTGCAACTTCTCAAGCATCGCCCCCGCGCCGATGTAGCCGTACATGATGTTCTTCACCACGTCCTTTTTCTCGAACGCTGGCTTCGCCTTGTAAACCACGTCGTCGCCGACTTTCACCTCGCCATAATATGACACGCTTCCGCTGTAATCCTTTCTGCAAATCCCGATATTCACGTCGGAATTTTCCTTTTCCATCAGGAAAAGCGTCCTTGACAGGGATGAAAAGCACGTCAGGAAGAAGTCGTCGTCCTTTGGAGGGATGTGTTGCCAGCATTCGAGGTTCGTCACAGGGATGCTGTCGAGGTCGATTTTCTCGCAGAGGTCAATCATCCTGAAGATGAATTCCACCGACTTGTCTATCTTGGCGAAGAGGTTCTCGATTGCGTTGAACTTGGTATCGCCCTTCTCCTTGAACAGGACGAAGCTGGTCGCGCCGTTGTTGCCTTTCTTCACGGATGCCCCCGCGTAGTACGTGGTGACAGTCTCGCCAGAGCCAGAGCCGTTCCACTTGTACATCTGCTCGCTCACGAGGTTGACCAGCATGTTGCTGTTCGGCACGTCCCATGCCTCGTTCTCGACATAATCCCTTGCCATGAAAAATCTCCTTTGTCTTCGGTACGATGCTGAGGCGTGGCGCGTCAGTTGACCGCCCCCGCCTTTTTCGCTGCGTCAATCTGCCCAAGCAACTTCTCGCAGGCATCCAGCCCCTCCTGGTCGTTGTGCTTCTTTGCGAACGCCTGCATGAGCGTCAGGAACTTCGTGGACGGAATCAACTGGTTGTCGTAGTCCACAATCTTCTTCCTGAAATCCGCGTCGTCGATTCTCTTGCCGAGTGGCAAAGCCACTTCGAGGAGCATCGTCCTGACGTTCTCCTTGCTGATGTTGCTCTTGCGCACGCGCAACGTGTTCTTCATCGCGTACAGGTACTTGTTCACGATGTTGTTGGAGCAGACCGTGTTCAGCGCGGGAGGGCAGTAGAACGGGTTCTTCTTGTTCTCCTCGATTGAGAGGAAGTCGTCGAAGAACCATTCAAGAAATTCGACATAGTTCCCCCCTTCCTCCTTGAGCGTCTGTATCACGCGGTCTATGTTGCACTGGTGCAACGGGGAAATCTTGTCCCTGAATTCGAAGTTGGTGTAAACGAGGTACTTCTTCTTGAAGAACGCGACGAAGCCCCATTTGTCCGTCTTCGCGCTTTCCATGTCGATGTCGTCCCCGCCAGACTCCTTGATTGCCTGAGCTATCTTAAGCTCGTTCATCAGCGTCGTAAGAGCGACATTGACCTTGGGTGGCAACTTCCGCCAGTCCTCGTCGGAAGCCCATTGGAAAACGTGGTTGCAAATATCGTCGAACAGTTCAATATACCTTGTCTTTGATTTGATACCCATGATTCATCTCCATTGACTTTTTTACCGTGATTGCCGTCTGGAGATAATATGGCATCAACTCACAGGTCTTTCGTGAGCCTGTCAACAGATTTTACAAGTGCCTCGTTGTCAGAAAGAAGTAAGGTCGTCAGGTAGTCCTCGTGGTGCGTCTTCTTCAACGCCATGATGACGCGGTTGATGTAGCCCTTCTCCTCGTTCATGAACGCAAGCAGGATGTCTGGCTTGTCGTATTTCTCGGCGAGGTCGATGACCTTGCCAGAGAACACCCTGTCGTCCACTCGGCTCGACACGAGGTCTATGGATTCCATCAGGTCGTACCCGTGTGCGCAGAGGCATTCGAGACAACCCGCCGCGATGTGCTGATTGTGGTTGTCGAGGTAGCTCTTCATCCATTCGAGCTTTTCAAGCGTGTAGAATTTGTCCATCCCCTGGGCAACCGAATTGAACAGGCGTTCTGAATATATCCCTTTCAGGCATTTGTCGCGGAGATTCGCGATTCTGTTGTCGGCGATGCGCGTGTACGTGGAAGTGAAATCAACCATTTGTCTGAAAACCTTTTTGATTAACGGAAAGAACCAAGTGAATATAGTACAATGAACAATGCCGTCACTGGAATGGTGAATATCCAGAGCAGGGAGTAGAAAATGGACACCGCCACGCCACAGACGACCAAGGTCGGCACGGACGCATCATGCAACAATGTCCCTTCGAGACGCTCCCTTATCATATCCCAACATGCGGAATCCGCAATCGTGAGGAAAGACACCCACGCCACGGCAAGCATGAGTGCGACAAGCACCGCCATTGTCAGATAGATTTCCATGTAAGGCTGATACATATCAAACTCCTTTTTGAAAAGCATGTGTCGGCTTGGCTTACCGACCTTTAATATGCATCGTCGTCCTGATTTTTCAAGTCGCCACGGTTCCCGTTCATCAGTTTCATGTGGTCGTAGCCTTTCAGGAACCCGCTTTCCTGCAAGTCCTTCTTCAGGAGTTCGCTCCCGTAGTTCATCACGTCGTCCTCGTTCTCCTTCAGGTCTTCCTTCGTCTCGATGCCCATGTTGTGAAGCTCCAGCGCGGACGACTTCCTCTTGAGGCTGAACGTGTTCATGATGCTCGCGATGTTCATGGGGACTTTCCTGATTGCGCTGATGCTGGCGATAATCAGGTCGTTGGCGAGCGAGTTCAAGCCCTCTGACTCGGCGACCATGACAAGGGCATTGAATAAGCGGGGGAGGTCGTCGCGAATCTGCGACACCACATGCCTAATCCACTTCGGCACGATTCCTCCAGCCATCGCGCAGTAATACGCGAACCCGTGCATCAGCTCCCCGTTCGAGAACGAATAGCCCTCGCCGTACACGGAACTCTTGTATTCTGAAAGCTCCCACGCCTCGACGTTTGACAGCGGGATGTGCTCGTCGGCGAAGATGTAGGACAGCGTGAAAAGCTCGGTCGTGTTCCCGTTCGCCTCGGACTCCAGCAACTTCTCCCTCATCTTGCACAGCCTCGCTGGAGGATAGTACATCCTGACGGATATTTTCCCGAATTCCGTCACATTGTACTCCTCGTCGATGCACCCAGTTTCCAGCAGGTACTTGGAGACATCGACCCAGTGCAACACGACACCCTGCGTGGATGCCAGAGAGCGCGAATACCATTTCTGGAAAGACCCCTCGTCGTAAACACGGTCAATCCAAGGCAGAACGTGGAACGCCACCTCCTTGACGGTCGAAAGCTCCGACTTGACGGGAGGGGTTTCGTCGTTCAGGCATTTGTCGGCGTAGTCGCAGTCCTGAGAAGGGCAGAGGATAATAGCCTTGCCTGGTTTGGTATAGCTCCTGCCAGCCCTTCCGATAGCCTGCTTGATTTCCTCGATGTCCACAAGCTCACGCGCCCGTCGGACACCGCATATCACCACCTCGTCAATCATTGCAAATCGCCTTCATCCTCGTCGTCTTGGACATGGAACTTCTTCTTTTTCTTCTTGTCCTGCTTCGGGGATTCGTCGAAGCTCCATTCCTTGTTCTTGTTGCCGTACTTCCTCTTGTTGTCCCATTCGGACTTCTGCTTCTTGTGACCGTGCATTGTTTCCCTTTTGTTTCACATTTCCTTGTATCCGAGTTCTTCGAGGACTTTGACCACCTCGTTGATGGAACCCAAGTTGTTCACATCTCCGAACACCACGGAGAACCCACAGCAAAACCAGCGTGGCTGGTTGTTCCAAAAGCTACTGGTGTGTATTGGCTTGAAAAAATCCGTATTGGCTTCTGGAACCTTCTTCTTGATTTTCTTGGCATCGCTCTTGATACGCTCGCCAAGCTCGTTCACCTTCTTCTTAACGTCGGCGAAGAATTTGTTCTCCTCGGCGCAGTCGAACGACGCGAAGAACGTCACGCGCCCTCTTGTCATCTCGTATTCGAGGTAGAAATCCGATTTCGCGGCCTCGTTCGCAATCTTTTCAATCTTGTTGCTGTCCATATGTCATTCCTCTTTCAAATCGTCCAAATCAATATCATAATGCTCGGCGAGCCATTGCTCGATTTCCTTGTTGTACACGCGCTTCTCGCTCTTCCTGACGGGTGTCTTGCGCCCCACGACGGGTTGCATGGAATCGTTCCTCACGCGCCTCCTGTCCACCTTCTTGTCGATTCTACGCTCCTCAATCGGCACGTCGAAATTGTCCCACTGGGACTGGTTCACAAGAGCACAAGCCTTGTGACCTTTTGCTGTCAAGCCAGTCAGCATGTACGTAAGATGCCCTCTGACATCCGTGCGTATCTTCGCCGTGACCTCGAATTCGACCTTCGCCTTCTCGCATGGCACGTATGTGACGAATTTCATTCCTTCCCCCTGATTTTAACCTCGGAGGCGCATGTTATGCCTCCATCGCGGATTTCGGTCATGTTGACCACTTCCTTGTCCGTGTCGAAAAGATACAGCGTGTGGTTCTGGTAGTCCTTGCCGTTGTAAATCGTAAACTCGCGTGTGAGCGGTCTTGTGCCGAGGTAGAGATGGCATTCTGGATGCCCCTTCATGAACTTGTCCAGCTCCTCGACGGTCGTGATTGTAATCCTCATAACGTAACCCCCATTCCCAGTGACGACGTGCATACCAAGACGTTCAAGCCAGAGTACTCGTTCCTGAAATCGGCGATTATCTTCTCCCTCGTCTGTGGCTGGACACCCGCGTTGTAGAACGCGCAGGGCACGTTGTAGTCCCTCAAGAATTTGCAAATGCTCTCGCCCACGACCTTGGAATGGACGAAGATAAGCATCTTCTGCTCCTCCTTCGACACCTTCCTGGCCTCCTTCAAGAGCCATTTCTGCTGTTCGTTAAAGTCCTCCGCTATCTCGACGGACTTTATCAGCTCCGTCGGTCTCCATGCCGAGTTGACGTATCTTGTCGTCTTCGCGTTGCAGGCTTTCAGCCACTTGGCGATTTCGACATAATTTGACAATGTTCCAGAAAGGCACACAATACGGCAGTTCGGGTTCAGCATCGTGATGTTCATGACCAGCGACTCGCTCCCAGAGCCACGAGACTCGTCCATGAGCAGGTGCGCCTCGTCGAACACGAGCACCGCGACATCCTTAACCCATCTGTCCCTCGCACGGCAACGCAGGTTCATGGACTCGACCGTTGACACGATGAGGCGCGAATTCTCGAAGTCGCTCTGCGTCGTCTCGTTGTCGGACGACACCAGCGCGATGGGGTACTCCCTGAACGTGTCGTGACGGCTCCATTCCTGATGCTTCTCGTTGCCGATGGCTTTCAGAGGCGACACATAGACGACCTTGTTCGTGTCCTTTCTCGCCAGTTCGTAGCCCATTATCGCCTCGGCTATCGCGGTCTTCCCAGACGCGGTTGACGCTGACACGACCAGATTGCAGTCCTCCGTGAAAAACGGGACGCATTTCGCCTGAACTGGATTCCATTCATCGAAGTCGAAATCGCAGTAGGGGTAGTCCAACGGTGTCTTGTAAGTGGTCATTCCTTGAATTCTTTTCTCATTTCACCGAGGATTCTCTGCCTTTCCACGGGGACTCTGCATACGCACAGCCTCTCATAGCCATTCCTGTAGATTTTCCTCGCATCCTTGTCCGCGCTTGAGCCGTCCATGTACTCCACATGAAGCACGTCATGGAAGTTATAAACCCTGAGACTGTCGTCTTCCCCAAGGGATTCAAGCTCGTCGTTCGACAGCCTGACAAACTCCGTGCCTTTCTTTTTCATGTTGGGATGCTCAACATGGAGACGGCAATCAACAACACTTGTCTGCATCGTGCTTTCGTCAGTTACGGTCTTTTCCTCAATGCCAATCCCGTCGTCCTCGCCCGTCACATTGCTGGACAGAAAATCGCGGATTGCCTTGTCGATGGAATCGTATTCCATGACACGGACTGGGTTTTCAATTCTTGCCGTTTCTTCATTGTCCAAACTCGATGTGTCAATAAAGTCCTCTGGGTCTTCGCAATATTCGCAAGTACTGTAAACGGCGCGAGTCCAAATCGCCTTGACCTTATTCATCTTCATCACCTTCGCTTTCCGCAAACCGCTTCAAGTACTTGTTCCTGTACCTGTTCTTCCTGTAAACCTCCCTCGCGTCCGCGTTCGCCGACGTTCCGTCGGCATACTTCAAATCCAGAACATCGCGCATGAAGTAGTAGCTGACCATGCCACCTTTGTCGTACATCTCCTCTATCTCGCTTTCGTCGAGAGGGATGAAATCCCCGTTTTCATCCTTCTTCACGCTGTCATGCTCAATCCAGATTCGCCTCTCCGTCAGGAGATTCGCGTGGCTGACGCAATTGCTCTCGATGCTTATCTCCACGGTGTCATCCGTGGCGCGGTTGTCAAGGAAATCCCGAACAGCCTCATCGACGGAGGCGTACTTCCTGACGACGACGGCATCTCCGAGACCGTCGGTCTCCTTCTTGTCGTATTCCGTGCTGTCAACCCAGTAGTCGTACTCGATGTCCGTGAAATTGTACACGATTCTGTACCAAGTGGCTTTGACTTTTCCTGATTTTCCCATGTTGCGCTCCTTTGTGCAAATCAATGAATCTGTTTCATTTGAAACAATACATCTCCATTAATATACACCGCGCTTCGGGAATTTCAAGCTTTCTTCGGCGGAATTTTCTTCCATTTCTCAACAAGCTCGTCTATCTGGCTCGTCTTGTACTTGTATATCTTCCTGACCTCCTCGCATTCGTCGCTCTCGGTCGCGTTCCTGCAAGCCTTGCAGTGCTTGCATTTCTTCGTGCATTCCTCGAATTCCTCGTCGTAGTACCCGAAGCAGGAGTATGGGATGAATATGGTCTTTGGTGCTGGCATAATCTTACGCTCTCCTTATGGAAATTTGATTCACATATAATTATACCAGCATACTGTTTCAGAAAAGGAATTCCGTCTCGGAGCCGTCGTCGGTCGGCGGTTCGAAGTCGTTCATTCTGATGTTGAACGTGTCGCTGTACTTCTTTTTGATGTTGTAGATGACCATCGCGAACGTCGCGTCGTCGTACCCAGACTTCTCGCGAAGTTCCTTGTACGGGATTTTCAGGTTCTTGTCGTATGCGTCGATGATGTCGTTGCTCATCGACATGATGATGTCGAACACGAACGACTCCGCCTTGTCCAGCTTGCCCCTGAATTCCTCGAACTGCTCCCTCCACATCGTCTTCTTCAGCTCGCTGTCAGCCATGCTCTCCTCGTCCGTCCTGAACACGATGACATCCCCCGTGTCCTGCGAGTTGCTTCCGTTGTCCTGCGGTTCCTGCGGGGCAACGATGTCGTCGTACAGGCAGAAGCGCGAATTGTAGCGGTTCACGCTCTGGTGCAATGTGTTGATGACCGAATTGGCGACGATGGTTATCCATGTTGAAACCATAGTCCCCTTCCCTTCTTTCCACGTGTGCTTCGACTTGACGATTTTCTTCCAAATTTCCTGGTACACGTCCTCCCAGTCCATCATCACGCCGTTCTTGTGCATGACCTTGTAAATCATCTTCTTGATTGCCTCGTGGAATTCCTTTTCCTCCGCGCTCGTCAAGTCGCCGTACTTGAACTTAATCATCAATCCCCTGTTGATGTCGTTCTGGCAGATGCGCTTCACGGGATGGCGTTCGGTTATCGTGTCGAGATACCGAATCTTCCCGTATGCGCTCTTGAATTTGTCCATGTCGATGGTCATGTCACTTCCTCTCACGCCTAATCCTCTCTCTTTCCCGCTCGACAATCTCCAGCCTAGCGTCGTAGTTCGCGTTGCCAGCGTGCAACGCATCGTCCATAATCTTCAGAAGTTGCACCCTGTCGAACTTCTTCGGGTCTTTCCCGTCGGGGAAGTTCAGCACGTCGATGTTCTCGATTTCCCCGTACAACGCGCCGACAGCCTTCTCCGTCGCCACGCACCCCGCCACGTCCATGTCGAATCCGAGGTACAATTCCTTCGGGTTCATCTTCTTGAGCATCGTCTTCTGCTCTGGCTTGAGCGATGTCCCGTGGATGGACACGCAGTCGATGCCCTCCTGCAACAGCTTGATGGCATCGCGCTCGCCTTCCACAATCACAAGCTCGTCCAAGTCGTCCCCGCCGTTGAGGACTTCGTACTGCCCGTACAGGTGGTTCCTCGACTGGAAACCTGGGCAATACAATGTCTTGCGGTAGCTCTTGCGGACGGAATCCTCCGTCACGGACGAGTCAATCCTGTGCATCTTGTCGTAGTTCCTCTTCACCCACCAGTCTTCGCCCATGTAGTTGACGGCGATGTACCCGCAGACCTCATGCTCGGAGTTGATGAACGGAATCATCGCCCTGCCTTCGAGATACCCGTGCTCGATGGAGCAGATGCCGAGGAAGTCAACCGTGTCCTTTGTTATCCCGTCGTTCGCGAAATAGGCGAGGCATTCGTCGCTGACATGCCCGTGCGAAAGGAGGCGTTTCATCATCGCGATTCCCTTCGCAAGCTCCTCCTGACGCTTTATCTCGATTTCAGCCCTGTTCGTCTCAACGTTCTCGTCGATGATGAAGTCTGGCTTCGGAAGAACCAACGCCTCGCCGTTGGTGAGCTTCTTTATCGTCTCCTCGACCGTCGGGAGGCGGTAGATTCGCTTGGCGACATACACGAAGTTGGATGCCCTTCCCGATGTAAAGCACATGCAGTCGCCGTTCTCGGCGGACATGAACCACTTGGGCAAATGTTGCGCATGCCCGTCGTGCAGGAAGTGGTCGGGGCAGTAGCCCTTCCACTGGTTCCCGTGGATGAGCATGGGACGGACGTTCCACGACTCAAGGATGCCCCTTACGTCGCAGGACGACATCACCATGCGTTTCAGTTCGTCGGTCAGCTCGACATCCTCGTGCTGAACTTCCTCGCGCTGGATGTCGTCGCAGACTTTCCTAAGATGGCTCTCAAAATCACCCATTGTTCAACTTCTTTTTCTTTTCCTCTTCCAAAGCAATAAGCTCGTCCAACGTCATCTTGTGCCCTATGCTGTCCGAGTTCCTTTTCTCCACCTTCGGAGACTCGTAGGACTTATCGTCGAACGGAGTCAACGCCTCAGCGTCCGTCGGGGAGGGAGGCGGTTCCTCTTTCCTTCCCTCTGCCACTGGAGGAGGCTCTGGCTTCTTCTCTTCGACAGACGGCTCGCTCGGCGGTTCCTCTTTCTTTTCCTCTACAGGAGGCTCGTCAGAGGATTCCTGCTCCTCTTCGGGTTCATCAGCGTCGGCTTCCTGAGAGTCAGGCTCTTCGCCTTCCGTGGACTCCTCTTCCTGTTCTGGCTGACCGTCCTCTTCTGATTCAATCCCCTGTTGTTCCTCCGACACATCGTCAGGCAGGAAATTCTGCTCCACGTCGGCTGGCTTGTCCTCTTTCCCCTCTTCCTCGGACGAACTGCTGGTCGGCGCATTGCCAAGCAAAGCGTCGTCCTTGTCAATCTGGACGGCTGTCTCGTCGGAAGACGCGCCTTCCGCATCGGCTTTCTCCTGCTCGGCTTTCTTGCGGTCGTCTTCAGCTATTTTCTCCCTCAGCCTCACCATTTCGCGTTCAAGGTCTTTCAGCTTCGCCTTGTTCAAGGATTCCATTGAAATCTCGGAAACCATGCTACCAGGCGCGAGGGTCTCGTCGCACATCTTCAACGCCTGATTCGCCATTTCCTCAAGCACGGCTTCATCTTTCGAATCCCCGTCCTCTTCGTAGAACACGCCCGTCGGTGCGTGCATCTTCTGTCGGAACACGAACGCCGAACCGTCGCGGTTCTTCGGAACGCACAAGACCAGATGGTGCATCTCTGGGACTTTCTCGCCGTCCTGCGCGGACGTGGTGGCTGTCTGGTTGACGATGCCGATGAGCGTGTTCGCCGAATGCACCTTCCTCTTTGTGCCGAAGACATCGCTCTGGTTCAGGAACGGGCGTTCCTTGCGCTCCTGCTTCTCGGCTTGTATGCCTGCCTGCGTCGCAGTCACCAGCGGGACGTTGCAGTTGATGGCGACCTGCTTCAAATCGCTTGTCACCTTACCGCCTTCGTCGTTTTCGGAATACGCCTTCTCGCATGGCTTCATCAGGTCCAGGTAGTCCACGACGATGACATCAATCTTGATGCCCTGCATCTCCAACTGGCGGTATGCGCGTTCAATCCACGTCGCGTCCGTCTGCTGAGGGAACTCGTAGATGTATATCGCGCCCTTCGCGTTCTTCTCGCCGTCGGAGTATTTCTTCAACGCAATGTACTGCTCGTCGGTGTACGTGCCTCGCTTGAAGACCGAGTACAATGCCCCCGAATCGGCGGACATGTACTTGGAGCGCATCTGGAATTCGTTCTCTTCGTTGCCACAGTGAAGGACGTTCCTGCCAGACTTGCGGATGTTGCAAGCCATCGCCTTCATCAGCGTGGACTTGCCCTTGCCAGACAGACCGAACACGACCGTCAGCTCCGCAGGGAACAAACCGCCCGTCTTCTCGTCGAACTTCTTGAACCCAGTCGGTATCCCCGCGAAGATTTCGGGATGGTCATGGCGTTTCTTGACTTCCTCGAACCAGTCCTCATTATCCTTGTGGAGGTTGTAAATTCGGTTCTCCTTCTGGACGGTGCCCAAGTCGATTGACTTGCGTTTGAGCATGTCGGCGGCTTCGGCGTAGTCCCCGTTCTCAAGTGCCTTGTACGCATCGCGGATAATCGCCTCGGTCGAATTGGCAAGCTGGATTTCCTCTAGGTTCTGGAGAATCACTTCCAGCGATTCGTTCGGCGTGGTTTTGCTGATAAGGTCGTATTCGGTGGTGATGTCGTCGATTCTGACCTTGTCCTTTTCAGGGTCGTACCGTTTCTTGATTTCGTATTCGAACTGCTCCTTCGAGAGCGTCGTGCGCTTCTCGTTGAACGTGCGCGTGATGCAGTCGTAGATGAACAGACGGCTCTGCGTCGTGAAGAATTCCGAACGGTGCTTCCCTATCGTGCGTTGCAGGTTGAGCTTGTCCAGAAGCAATGCGTGGAGCAACTGGCGTTCCAGACTCGCATTCACGGTTGAAACGCGGTTTGTTATGTTTGCAGCGAATTTCAGTGGCATGTCATTTTCCTCGTACTTTAAACTTTATACGATTAATATGACATGAAAAAGAAAAAGCCACGGGGAAGTTGCCCGTGGCAAATGGCGATTACCATATTCTGACGATATAATCGACCAGCAGTTGCTTTAGCTGGAGGAATCGGTCAAGATACTCGTTTTCCTCCTTCGTCCATCTCAGCAGGTCAAGCGCGAGGTCGTTGCTGTATGCCTTCAGACTGCCTCCAGAAAGCTCGATGCCGACCATCGTCTTTACAAAATAAGGCGTGCAGAAATGCTCGATGAGCAACACCCGCCTTCGCAACCACTTCCTGCCCATCAGCTTTTCAACCGCCATCAGCGGGGCGATTATCTCGTCGTAGCAGTTCGACAAGGCGATGACCTTCCTTTCGATGCAGAAGTCCTTTTCCATGAACATCTCGAAAAGACCGTCCTTCACGTTCTCGCATTCCATGAACGCCTTCACGTCGTTGTCCTTCTCGACCAGCTTCATCTTCTCCTTGACGGCGCGTCTGATTTCGCAGTCAAGCCCCTTGATGATGCACGGCAAGATTGTCACCTTGCTTCTCATGTCGTGCGTCTTGCAATACTCCGACACACGTTCCGTATCGAGCGGCACTTCCAATCCGTTAATCATCGTTGAACTCCCCGAATTCAATGTACTCCGTGACGATATGGCACAGCGAGAAGTAGCCGATAATCCAATTCCATTCGCCACTGTTGCAATTGGAATATAAAATCCCGTCCACTTTCTTCTCCACTTCATTCAAGACGCATCCGACTTTCTTAATCCAGTCTTCTCCACCGCACAGCTTGACCGCCTTGTGTATCTCGCGCTTGATTTCATCCCATCCAGCTTCGTCCTGATTCTTGACGACCCACGAGAAGACATCGGTCTTCACTTGGTCGAATCGGACGTACCTGATAATGTCGTTGTCGTCCTCCGCCTCCGACCGCAACTTGGCTATCTTTTCGGAAACCCCGTTGTCGAGGTTTTCGATTAACATTTTCGCCAAATTGAAATTCTCTCTTTCGCTCTTCGTCATGGTTTTTGCTCTTTTTGTAATATGGCGACAAAAAGAGAGCCACGGCGCGAACCAACCACGCGCCGTGGCTCATTGTGTTACCAACCACACAGGAAAATCTTTGTCATGCCTTCAGCTCCCACTCCTTTATCTTTTTCAGGATGTGAGCGTCGAGCTTGCGAATGTCGTTGCCGTCGAAAACGGTGGTGTCGCCATCGACACGGAACTCCTCGCCGAAGAAAGCGTCTCCGTAGAGCTTGTTGTTGCGCGAAGCCTGCTCCTCGCAGAGGGAGACGTGCCACCGACGGGTCTTCGGAGTCTTCTCGAACTGGAAAACGTCAATCGTCAGAAAATGGTCTTTGTACGGAACGGACTTCCAGAAGTACGTCTCGTCGTTGTCTCGATAGACGTATCCGTTCTTCTTCATCCATGTCTTCTGATGCCGTGTGTTCATGATTCGCTCCTTTTCGATGGTGTTTTATTGTTTACGCCATTAATATACATCCGTCGTCGGCGATTGCAAGCGGAAACATGAAATTTTTCGCGGTTTTTCTTCACGACAGGAATTTCACGTCCTTGTTCTTCCATTCCTCGACGCTCTTCATGAGATGCGCGTCGAGCTTTCGGATGTCTTTTCCATCGAGAATCACCAGATTGTCGTCCACGACCAGCATCCCGCCCATGTACGACTGACCAAAATAAGGATGAGGCTTGCCCGTGGGATAGTTGTATTCGACCTCCACGTGCCATCTTGACTTCGTGGTTCTGTTCCCATCGTCGTCCCTAGCCCACAGCCATACGCAGAAAGAAAGAAACGCATCCTTGAACGGAACCATTTTCTCGAATGTGCGCCTCTTGTCGTCGGCGGACATCCGCTTGTCCTCAGAATAGCCGTTCTGCTTCATCCATGTTATCTGATGTCTTGTATTCATATTCCTCCACGGAATAACCCGCCTTCCTGAACCAGTCCGCCACGAGATGCCTGTGGCAGAAATCGCCTGGCTTTTCATAGCATACCATCGCGAATGTCTTCCCGCCAGCCTTCTCCTTCAGCTTC